ACAACAGGAGAAGTTTACAAACCTGCTTCATGGCGTGCTCCTGCTAAACACGTTAGATTTGATATGAGAGATCAAAACCAACGTGAGTATATGTATGCTAACTGTGATTGGGCAGGCGGTTATCTCTACATCAGATAATCATGCCTAGGGTACTAACTACAGGTAGGATATTAGGTTCATCACTTGTTATTGTAGCATACTTCGTTATACTACACTTATCAGTAAGAGTAGGAACAATGATACATCTAACATCTTGCCTATTGAGTATCCCTTTCTATGCAAAGGTTAAATCTTATGATGTGGTAGTTATGCTCTCATTCATGTGTTGTATATCTATTTCTAAATTTATTGCCCTAAATAACTAAAAAGATAAAATTATGGTTTACGATTCACTTACTTCAGATACAGAGACACTAACTAAAGTTAAGTTGCAACAAGTTGATAGACTAAAGAAACAACTAAATGGTGCAATGAGAACTATAGGCAATCTTGACGAGAGATTGGCAACACTAGAGTCTATGGTTCATGCTGCCCTACTCAAACAGCAAGATGATATTAAGGCACTTATTACTGAGATCAATGCCCTTAAAGGTAAGGCAGACTATGAAAAGGCATCAAGTAAATTTGACATGGACGCTAAACCCGCCGACCCGACAGGAGCGCCACCAGTTGGATAACTGGCACACTGCCCCTTGCGAGGGGTTTTTTTATTCCCTATAATATGTTTATTGAAACAAACTACACTATGAAACTTAGAGATCATCAGACAGAGATAATTCAGACTATGCAACAGAAATGTGGTCAGATTCTTGTGCCTACAGGTGGTGGTAAAACAATGTGTATGATTATGGACGCTAAATGGCGGTTCAGTATGCCCATACCACAGACTATAATTGTTGTTGCTCCTAGAATCCTACTCGCTCAACAGTTATGCGAGGAGTTTCTTGAGCATATTGATAATGTCGAGGTGCTTCATGTTCATAGTGGAGAGACAAACTATATTACTACCACTAATCCAAAGAAAATACAAGAGTGGCATCATAACAGTACAAAGAATCAGTTGATCTTTACAACATATCATTCACTTCACAGAGTAAAACAAGATGTTGAAGCGGACACAGTATATTATGACGAGGCACATAATTCAGTTCAAAAGAATTTCTTTGAGAGTGTCAAGGAGAGGTCTAACATCACTAGAAGAAAGTTTTACTTTACTGCTACACCTAAACATCATACATCACAGGAGCGTGGTATGAACAATTCAAAGGTGTATGGTCAAGTGATTGCACAAATCCCTGCTCCAGAGTTGATTGAGAAGGGTTATATCGTGCCTCCACAGATCAAAACTAGAAATTTTCATGTTGGTTTCTATGAGAGTGTAGAGGAGATAGACAAAGAAATGATACTTGATGCTCTTGACAATGAGGAGAGCATGGAGAAAGTATTGGTCACTGCTAAATCTACTACCAATATCCACAAATTGATTACTAGAACAGACTTTCAGAGTGAGTGTCATGCTCGTAAGTACAATGTGATGTGGATTACATCAAAGTATGGTGCTATCATCAATGGTAAGAAGATTACACGAAAAACATTTTTCAATTTGATGAACAAGTGGGGCAATGACCCTGACAAAAAGTTTCTATTGTTTCATCATTCTATCCTATCAGAGGGTATGAATGTGTCAGGTTTAAATGCCTGTATTTTATTGAGAAATCTTGATCTCATTACTATGGCACAAACTATTGGTAGAGTCATCAGACTACATAAAGAAGATGCAAAGAGAATCAGTACAGGTGCTTTGAAACCTTGTGTCAATGGTACTGGATATATCAAACCATTTGGTAAGATGTTTGTACCAGTTTACAACAATGTTGGTATTGGTACAGAGCGCCGTCTTAATAGTGTTGTTGATACTATTTTCAACAAAGGAGAGGCACAGGTATCGTTATCTAACAGAAAATAGACAACGATACCAATTTATAGTATAATTAAACTATCTAAAGGTCACTAAAATGCACCAAATTGACAAAATTAGACTTCAATGCCTTCAAAAAATGGAGAACCACTATGCCACTAGAATTGAATACTTAATTGATAAACAATTACTAGAGGAGGCAGAATCATTATGTCACGAAATGTCAGTAACAGAGGAAGATTTCTTACATGATGATCTATTCTTAGATGATCTAACAGAGTGGACAGAAAAAGAGTTAAAAGGCATCTATTTTGTGGACATAAATGACATTGACATTGACACAGACAATGGATAAAGAAGAGCGCCAAACTAAAAAAGATTTAATGAAGATAGTTTATCCAGATCATTTGAAATTTTTAAAGAAGTTAAAGGCACAGTTGAAAAAAGATAAAGGTATCAAACCAAGAAGAAAACAACGTAACAATTACAAACACAAATGAGTGTTCAATCTTTAAATCTATTCTCAATACCCATAGCAAAGTTTGCTGTGGATAAGTGGGAGAGCAAAAAAGATAAATTGTTAGAACTTATCAGTTTTGAGGGTTGTGACATAGTAGAGTGCCAAACAGATTACTACAAATATAATACTGTATCGCCTTACTTAAATGATTTTGTAAACATACTTACATCAGACCTAGACGGTATAGTAGAATATTATACACAGTTATTAAGTGATAGATATAGAGGAGATTGCCCCTGCGATACTGTAGATAAATGGCAATTATGGTCACAGAGATACACTAGAGGACAATATCATGGTGCTCATAATCATGGTTTAATGAATATATCATGTGTATTATATGTTGAATTTGATGAGAAAGAGCACTTTCCGACTACATTTTATAGTCCATTTCCTGACCCTTACTATGGTACAATTAATAAGATTGCGCCTCCAGTAAGTGAAGGGGAAATATTAACATTTCCCTCTATATTATTACATGAGTCGCCTGCTTCAGTATCAGATAAGCAGAGAACTATCATGTCATTCAATATACCTTTAAGATAAATGTACGACATTAAAGTAACACTAACTGATAAACAATTTAATTTGTTAAGTGAAGCATTATTCTACTATTCTGAGGAAAAAGATAATGTGACCAAAGATATAGAAGAACTAGAAGATTTAATTGATCTTAATACAAAGAAAGTAAAGCGAAATAGAAGATTTGTCAACCCTGATTGTGACATTTAATAAACTGGCACACAGGTGGTTGCAATTATATGTCAATGGATTATTATATGAATGTCAGGGATATACGGTTCTACTACCCGAAAGTCGAGCGTCAGCATTGCTAGATCAGTAGTTAGTAGGGGTACAGGTGTAAGCGATTCCTAGTAGGTAAATTTGGGCGCCACGAGTGAAACTCGGATTAGTTCGCCCCGTTCCCTGACACCTTTTTTAGTGGCAGTTTTGTATCTGTAAAGAGTTTACTTATTAAATTAAGTCAGATGAAGCACCTCTTAACGTAAGACCACTAACTATTGGGTGTATGAGAGTTAATTCTAGATCAACATACTTAATGGTAGTTCAAACAGTTGCGTACTCAACTACCGCCCAACCACTTTACAAACTGGCACATAGATGGTTGAAAACCTAGTGCCATGTGTTATAATGATAGTATGAAGAACAAACACTTAGAACATATCGAAGATCATATACTTGAGGGTAAGCGTGGTGCGATCAATGCTATAAACTTCTTAGATACTAAACAGAGTCAAGTATCAGTAAAATATGATGGTGCCCCTGCTATAGTATATGGAACTAACCCTGAGAATGGCAAATTTTTTGTAGGAACTAAATCAGTATTCAATAAGAAAAGAATTAAGATAAACTATACTCATACAGATATTGAATCAAATCATGGACATATACCTAGAGTCGCTTCGATTCTACATATATGTCTAGACAGACTACCACAGAATGATGGCATATATCAAGGCGACTTTATTGGTTATGGTGGTTCAGATACTCATACGCCCAATACTATTACATACAAATTTGATAGTGTAATTGATGACATTATTGTTGCCACTCATACACAGTATATTGGTGCTACCATACAAGAGTTAGATGCTAAGTTTCATTATACAGAATCTAAAAATTATGGTGTACATTTTATTGATACAAGTGCATCAATATCTAATAGACATTTTAGATTAAGTTTACTTATCACACTTGCCAAAACTGTAATACCATTTGTCAAGTTTCCAGAGAGTAATGATATACCACAGTTGAAAGTAAGTATCAACAGTTATATACGCTCAGGTCAATCACTTGATGCAGACAAATTGGCGAGTGATACAGGATACTCTAAAAACTTATTTCATTTATACAATATGATAATTGAGATAAAAGAATTACTTATGGAAGGCATCACTACTACAGAGAATGTTCAATGTCTATTTGATAGTGTGCCTTATGAACATGAGGGTTATGTAATGTCTAACAAGTATGGTACATTCAAACTTGTAAAACGTCAACAGTTCAGTTACGCAAACTTCAACAATAGACAGTTCAGATAGTGGCACACAGGTGGTTGTATTACTACATGACCATATTATAATAGAAATATATTAAACAAACACTATGAGAAAAGTATCACTCAACTTTATTGTGGATAACTTAACCGAGTTAGGTTGGGATTATTCATGTGGCAGAATGTCAAGATCAGGCATGGAAATCTATGATGGTATCATGCGCCACGTTGGTATCATAAAAGAAACAGAACATTGGAATGAAGATGTTTTTGCTGAGTCTAACGGAGATTGGTAGAATGAAAGTATCACAATTAATTGAGTGGTTATCTCTACAAGATAAAGATGATAATGTAACCTTTTACTATCTTAAAAACGATACTCTAACTAATTGTCAGTTAGAAACCATTATTGAAACTGACATGGGCGTAGAGTTTACAATTCAAGATACAAGCGAACTACTAGAGGAGGCAGTGTAATGCACACATACATTTTTAGAGACTTCAATGACTTGCGTGACCCAGAGGGCGTACATGGTTGCCATTTCAGACCAACAAAAACTCATGTAAGTGAGAAGTATGGCAGACACTTCTTTATTGACATAGGTATGCACTTTGTAAGTGCTCCTAGTTTTGAGAAGGGTGGATATGATGAAACACAGTTAGACTATGTTGGTTCATGGACAGACCTAGAAGGCGTAGTATTACAGGATTTGTTCGACATTTATCAAAATATGGTATTTGAATATCATCAAGAAGAGATAGATGCAGAGAGAGCAAACTATTATGAACTAGAGGAGGCAGTTGAAAA